GGGCTGTTACTTGATATGGGCTTAGGCAAGACAATTTCTACACTAATCGCTATCGAGCAGCTAATGTATGACCAATTCGATATTAAAAAAGTGCTTCTTATCGCACCTAAAAAAGTAGCAGAATCGACTTGGGTGCAAGAGGCTAACAAATGGAATGAAACAAGCTATTTGAAAATAGCATCTGTGCTAGGTCCTGAAAAGGACCGCATCAAAGCACTTGAAAGTGATTCTGATATCTATGTGATGAATCGTGAGAATGTGCAATGGTTTTATGAATACTATCGTAAGAAGTCGTTCCCTTTTGATATGCTTGTCATTGATGAAAGTTCATCGTTTAAGAATCCACAGGCTAAACGGTTTAAGGCCATGCGAAAAATGCGGCCTTTCTTCAAACGAGTAGTGATTCTAACAGGAACACCGGCACCGAATACATTAATGGATGTGTGGGCGCAGATGTATTTATTAGATGGTGGTGAACGATTAGGTAAGACCTTGACTGAATATCGTACACGGTATTTTACACCGGATAAAACCAACGGGCACGTCGTGTATAGCTACCGATTGTTGCCGGGAGGTGATAAGGCGATATTCAGTAAGATGCAAGATATCTGTATGAGCTTAAAAGCTAAAGATTATCTAACACTGCCAGACCGTATCGAAAATGTCATCACAGTGGAAATGAATCCCAAAGAGTGGGCGCTATATAAGGAAATGGAACGTGATCACGTTCTAAGCTTAGTTGATGATGACGATGTAAGCGCACTCAATGCAGCATCCTTGGCCGGTAAATTATTACAACTGGCTAACGGGGCTATCTATACAGATGATGGAGAAACCATTATCGTCCACAATGAAAAGGTTGAGCGCTTGAAAGAATTGGTAGAAACAAATGAGGGAAAACCGATGTTAGTATTCTACAATTTCAAACATGACCTGCAAGCGATTAAAGAGGCCTTTCCAAAATCTGTCGAATTAAAGACCGATGACGATGTGGCCGAGTGGAACAACGGAAATATTCAAATGTTACTGGCCCATCCCGCATCGGCTGGATACGGTTTGAACTTACAAGCAGGAGGCAACATCATCGTTTGGTATGGGCTAACTTGGAGCCTAGAACAATATCAACAAGCTAACGCAAGACTTCATAGGCAGGGTCAAACGCAACCGGTTATTATCCATCATCTAGTAACAAAAGGAACGATGGACGAGCAAGTGATGAAAGCATTAGAGCGTAAGGAAGTAGGGCAAGATGCACTACTCGAAGCTATCAAATATCGTAAGGAATTGTACAAGGAGTAAAACGTTATGCAAAAAAAATGTAGAAAGTGTGGCACGAAATTTACGGTTAAAACTTCAGAAGACTATTGTCCGGAGTGCATGGAAGTTATGACGCCTCCGCCGACCGGTACTAAGTTAGAAGTTAGAGAGTGCGAAGGTTGCGGAGAGCCGTTTGAATATTTTAGAAAGCCGCAGGGCCGACCACGTAAATATTGCCCTGATTGTGCAATTAAATTCTGTCATAAATCCAAGAAGGAAGTTGAGGAGGAAGCAAAAATGACTACAGTGGACAGTAACAAGACAGAAGATAGAC